CGCCGACATGTGGTATTATGTAAATGGAATTCCAACAGGGGAGGCGCTTGGACCCAAAGTGAAGGCTGGACTGGCCTCTGCAGGACTTCCAGGACTCCGTGGTCTGGCGCCAGGAATGATGGAAGATGCAGAGGACGCTCTAAATCCAGTACCGGTGATGAATGCAATCCTTGGATCGGGATATCCGAAATGCCGAAAAGTGACAAAGCCGGTAGGAGACACCAAAGGTGCAACGAGTGCATCCGATGGAACTCCTTGGATTGTTGGGCCAATTGACCGTAGCAGTGGTCAGCCTATGCAGACTCAGTGGGTTCAGGATGTCGATTCAGGCGGTTCACCAATTTTTTTGACACAGTCTGAATTTAATGCGGCCGCGAAAAATTTCTGCCCTGATGGCTCTGCTATGAGTGCTCATTCTGGAGGAGATTGTACAAAGTCTGCACAAGAAGGATTTTCAAGTGGTCTTGATACGGAGGCCTGGGTTATGGCGGGACTTTTAACGGCTGCGGCAGTTCTTGCAGTTGCACGGTGCCGTTAGTGTGTAGTAGAAACTTTTTGAATAAGAGGGTCTTCTTCAAAAATTCTCTGCGGAATCGCGCCTACGGTGCAATGGACTTGGGGAGAGATCCATTGCTGAGTACATGGACCGGATTACGCCAGCGCCTTAAAGACATACACCGCCGCCACTCCACCCAGGGCCTGTGAGACGACATAGCCCGCCAGGTCGCTGGCGGAGAGTGCACCATTCACGAACATGGCAAGAGAGACTGCGGGGTTCACATGGCCGCCGCTGAGTGCGCCAATGCAGAAGATGATGAGGGCGAGCGTCAGACCAATTACAAGTGCATTACCCGTAGCCAGGATACTTATTAAGAGAAGAAAGGTTCCAAGAAATTCGGCGAGGAGGTTCAGGAAGTTCATGGTTCTACTAAGGCGCCAAAAAATTTGATGCGCATTCAATCGTTAATCGAATGTACATACAGTCATGGCTCTCCGTCGCATCAAGAAGGAAATTGATGATCTTACAAAGGATCCGCCTGCAAATTGTAGTGCGGGGCCTACGGGCGATGATCTCTTCAAATGGAGCGGTGCCATCTTTGGTCCTTCGGATAGTCCATATGCCGGAGGTTATTTCAAGATGCAAATTCAGTTTCCTGTAGATTATCCCTTCAAGCCCCCGGTTATTACCTTTCTTACAAAGATTTACCACCCTAATATTAATTCTGCAGGCGGCATTTGCCTTGATATTCTAAAGAATCAATGGTCGCCCGCGCTTACAGTCAGCAAAGTCTTGCTCAGTATTCTGAGTCTGCTTACCGATGCAAATCCAAATGACCCTCTCGTACCTGAAATTGCTCATATTTATAAGACAAATCGGCAAGAGTTTGATGAAAAGGCCCGTGCCTATACTCTTAAGTATGCTACGCCTTAGTAGAGGAGAGAATGAAAAGAGATCTAATGATTCTTTCAACGATTATACTTGGTCTTTTTTTGTTTATTATTACATATAACCTACCTGGAAAGGTGAGGCGACGTGAACAACTGAGTGGATTTCAGGATATACGCCCTGGTCCTGTAGGTGATATGCCGATTCCCTATGTGACTGGACCTGCCGATTCAATGCTGAATCCGCGTGTTCCGTATCACTTACTCCAAGGTGTTTTAGAGGATGCAGCTATTGATGATCAGCCCAATACGGCATTCAATGCACAGGCGTGCTATGAGAGTGATTTTGCGAATCGGATACAACTCACTGGAAATTACAGTCAGTTGACGAATAATTATCGCCGCAAAAATCCCGATTCATGCTCTGCGCCTGTGCATGAGCTTGTCAATAATTTCTATAAGCCGAGTATGCTCTAATCAGTAATCGCACACACGGCTGACTTACGCTTCACAGAGGATTCAGGTGCAATAAACTCGCCGCGCTTCGCCTTCTCAACATCTCGCCAAAACTCATCAAGTAAGGGAATAATCGACTGGAACCATGCCGTATCACGATATACAGGATGAATCCATGACTTCTCTAGAAACCACGGAATACGCTCAAGAACATGCCACGGCGCCTCAGGCTGTGGATTCCACTTTGTATCTCCAATCGGCCCATATGCATATTTTGTATCAAGTGTATCATGGTTTTGTAGAAGATAAATCAGCCCTTCCGTTGCATTCAATGGTGCCTCTTCCATTGGCCCGCGTGCTGTTGCAGATTTGAAAGTGAATTCGCAATATTGACAGACGGGTACTTCGGCAACTTCCATCTGGAGCTGCATCTGATACCAGTAATTGGGCGGGACGCCACCACCCACAACTCGTGATGAAGGACACTTGATCTCCACCAGGTTTCCCAGTAGAGCCTGATGCTTCGTATCCGTTGCAGTAATAAGCCCATCAGGTGATGCAGCAAGCGAAGAAATTGTCGGATGTCTTAGACGACCAAGGTCAACAATAGTGGCACCCCACAGCTCTTCGAGAATCTGCTTTGCCACTGGCTCAAACCGCGTGCCCCAGTCAAAGGGAGTCATTTCAGCCGTCATGCACGACTTCTTTGGTGCGGGTGCTGGCGTTAGTGTTTGCACATCACGAGGCACTTTACAGAGAACAAGTTGACCCCGAGCTCTCGGTGAACCAAAGAGATTGTAGAGTTCACTTGCTGTCAAGAGCTCGGCTGTTTCACGATACCACTCATCTGAACGCTGCACACTCTGCGGCTTTGCCTGCAATTCACGAATCCGCGCCAACCTATCAAATTCTACCTTAACAAGAGCATTTGAAAGACACTTATATCCAATTTTAAAACAATCAAAGACTTCATATGTCTGCTCTGTAAATGTAGCACTCACTTCACTCTCCTTCATAAGTGCTGCAAGTTCTCGCTCCATAGTGGTCCACCATGTATCTCCAAGGGTGGGATGCAATGGAGGAGGTTGAACCTCTTCGATTGCATTCAGAAACTGTCCTGTACATTCAAACATGGTCGCATACTGATCCATCGTTTGAGTGTAATTCTCGTTAAAATTTATAGGCTGGCTATGCTTAGACCGTCGCCTCCTCCTTTGTCTCTGTGGCCTTTCTACGAAACGTCACTGCATTTCGCTTTTCAAGAACCTGGAACATCACTTTTCCATCGGCTCCGCGATGCATCACAAGACCCTTAATCTCCTTAATCTTTTGCTCATCCATGTCATAAATAACGGCATTCTTGCTATTCAAGAGTTTCTTTTCATTTGCCTTCATAATCTGCGCATCCAGTGCAGTCTTTTCAGGACCAGTTAGTGTCAGGCGCACTGCCTCCTCATCGACAAACTTTCGTAGACGATTGAGACGAAGGCCACGTTCCAGACGATGCCAGGGGCGCTTATAGGCATCGTCTGCTTCCTGGTTCAAAAAATTCACGAATGTATTCGTGCTCGCATGTAGATTTGCGGCAAAGGTCGAGCCACTCAAATCCGTAGCGCCTGAGCGCTTTTGAGTTTTTGAGCGATTCGAATTCATTCTACTTATATTATGCGTCTCGCCTTAAGGCACACACCGTTTTTGAATGGTCGCAAGTGGTTCCACGAAGACTTCATCAATACAGTCATTCCACTGATTTACACTTGAAGGAGTTTCACCTTGACCAGCCTTTAATAAATAAAAAGTTCGCCAGCATTCTTCCGTACCTTTTTGCTGAGTGCGCGTCACCTCCTCAAAACTGTAAAAGTTTTTAAGGTCCATCGCATTAAGGTCAACTTCTACATAGAGAATCTTTCCCTCGCGCCACTTTGATTTCACGGCGAACCCGTTTTCAGCCAGCCACTGGTCAGGCTCATCCGTTTCACAAATCTGTTTTCCACGATTATCTAGAAAAAGTGCAATCGGTACAAGTGACCATTTGATGAGGCTCGGTAGTTGTGATTTCGTATAAAAGGGGACAACAAACATCTACTTGTAGTAGTAAAGGGTTCTTAAGATGGAGTCAATTGAACTTACCCCAGCTCAACTGCGTATGCCAATAATACCCCTACCACAAATGAGTCTCCGAAGTCGCCGTGAAGTCAGTGCACTTGACCAGATTAACAGTCTTCATGTAGAGCAATGGCAGACAGATGGACCGCAGCTTCAAAATGACCGACCTGATATAAGCAATGCCGAAATTAAAGAGCAAAATAAATGGCTGAACAAATCACTTGCTGAGAATTTGGGTGCGGCAAATGGAAAGAATGCAGCCGCACAAAGTGCCATGGCATATCGCTATTCGCTTGGACTTGGTGGTGTTGATCAAGACTTGAAAATGGCACAGATGTGGAAAGATAAGGCAACTGAAGGAGGATTTGCCGTGCACAGGCGTGGTGCTTATACATTTATGGATATGAATCCTATTAATACGAGAACAACCGACCGAAATTATCTACAGAACCAGCAATATGTTGCGGGCAATGGGGGAAGCAGCGGGGGATCTGATCAACTCGGCCAAAATCCGTATTTTGATCGGTTTGATGTTGTAACTGACCCGTTTAATGTGGCGCGTGAACTTCGTGCCACTGTATATGAAGAGAAAGTTGATAGAGGACTTCTGGAATCAAAGCGGCTTCTGAATCGCACCTACACCACTCGATACGTGGAACCAGACTATGCTGCCAAAAATTCACTTGATACTCTCAACTCCTATGAAGATCTCCGACCTCGTCTCAATACGATGGACAAGGTGTATCGAAAGTATAATGATTAATCGAACCGCAGCTCAATCGCCATAAGATGCTTCTGCATCTGTTTGGCAGCCGGCGGCTCCTTTTCCATTTGCCGGCGACGAGTCGACCGCGCAGATGAAGTGGTCGATATAGTGGCTGTTGTCGCCGTAGTAATGGTTGAATCTGTAGAGTTGGCCGTTGAATTACGCACCTTATTCTGCTCCTTCATCGCCTTATTCATGTCAGCCTCAATGGTCGGAGCATGAAGGCTCAAGTAAGTCAGAACATTCTTCTCAATGGCCCAACGGAAGAAGTTCAGTTTCCCAACCGTTGTTAAGAAGGGCTCCTCACCAGGAATCTGAAACAGGATTCGTTCCCGACGACAGAAGGGGTCAAAGAGTTTCTTGGAATATGCCTTGAGCTGCGACTTGTAGTTCGTATAGACGAGAAACTCCTGGCCATCCAGAATATAGACCGTGTTGTGACGCTTGGAATAGTTGGTCACAAACCAGTCTACAAGCCGTAGAGAGAGATCTGAGGTGCCCTTTAGCATAGGTAGAACCTCCTTCATATCGGTGCGACCGGTATAGAACTTTTGTAGGCTATTGACAATAAGTTCCTGCTTGCAGTGAATCTTCTTCTTACGAGTACCAGATTCCCCCGAATCAGTACGAAAGACGGGCGGTGACGGAAGGGGCTGTAGGATCTCCATGTGCTACTTGGCTACGCGCTGATATTTCTTAAGCCGGTGAATTTCTGGTGAACTAGGAGAGGGATGGGAGATCCAAATCATAGTTTATTAGGAGACGCCCTACAAAGTGCAGGGCATCAAAATGTTCCTATTACACCTATGATGGGAGGCGGCATG